TGTGCATTAACGAACGTAGTGAGACAGCCAGCGACTGCTTCAACGGTGGATGCGATAGCTTATGGAATACAGGGAACATTTTTAGAAGCAGGGCAAGAGGCGTTAGATTCTTTAGCGAATAAGACGTTTGTAAGCGTTGATGATGTAACCATTGACAAGGCAAGTGCAAGAGATGTGAGTGTAAGGGCGAGTTCAGCGGTAACAGGGACTTACACGGTGACGATTAACGGCACGGCTTATAGTTTTGTAGCAACAGGAACACCGACGTTAAACAGCATTGCGTTAGGCTTACAGACGGCAATTACAAGTACGGCTGTAACAAAGCAAGTAACAGGGGACGTGTTGCGGTTGTATAATTTGAACACGAACTTTGCAGTAGACATAACTGGCAATATGACTTTTCAAGAGATTGGTACAAGCATGGCTTTAGAAGCGTTAGAAAAGGGTTCTTTAAATGTGCCGATTGAAGCCATAGACACGATACAAACGCCCGTAAGTGGTTGGGCAAGGATCAACAATTTAAAGGTAGGAATTGAGGGGCAAGATTTAGAGACGGATGCGGAGTTGCGTTTAAGACGCACGGCAAGTTTAGAAAAAAGCATTATTAAGGCGATATTGGCTGTTGAGAATGTGAAACAGGCGATTGTTTTTGAGAATAACACGGATGTAATTGATGCGGACGGCACACCTGCTCATTACATTTGGGCGGTAGTAAATGGCGGTGCTAGTGCGGATATTGTAAAGGCGATTGTGTTAAATAATAGTGCAGGCATTGGCACGAGAGGTTTACAGAGTGGAACATACACAAGCCCTTACACAGGATTAAGTTTAATTGCACGTTTTGATAGACCTACAGAAGTAAACCCTTTGATTGTTTTGACTTACACGACAACAGAGGATAATACCTTTCCTGCGGACGGTGTAGCACAAATTAAACAGGCATTGGTTGCGTATGGTGCGACTTTTCAAATGGGGCAAGACTTGGTTCATAGCCGTGTGTTTAGTGCGATTAACGTGGTGCAGGGATTCCAAGTAGACACGTTGACGATTAACGCCAGTACGAGTACATTGAATGTTGCTAAAAACCAGTTGGTTGTAATTCGTGAAGTGGACATAACAGTAACGGAGACCCCTTAATGAGTGGCAGTTATGCAAGGTTGCTTTTACAGTATAAGCAAGCTCCACAGCTTTTAGCGTTGCTTGAGGCATTGTATGACAGCCCTTATGCTGATTTGGGTGAAAAGGCGGATGCTTTAAGAACGCTTTATGATATTGATTTAAGCGAAGGAATACAACTTGATAAAATAGGCGAAATTGTAGGGAGACCACGCCCTGATAGTTTTAACGATGCGGATATTTTTCAAGAAGGTATTTTTCAGTTTGCGAGCAATACAGACCCTAACCCTGTGTTTGATGCGAACTTAGGGTATGGGGATATTGATAACCCTTTAGTGGGGGGACGTTGGGACAGAGGAACGATTGAAGCAAAGAGCTTGAATGATATTGATTATAGAAAAGTATTAAAGGGGCATATTTTCGCAAGAAACAGTAGAGGCATTGTGACGGATTACGAACAATACGGAACGATTGTTTTTGGGCAGGCTAGCCAAGCTTTCCCCTTTATTGGGTTTGTGTTGGTGGTGTTTCCTTATTTTTTAAATAGTGTTGCATTGCAGGTAGCTCAAGAAACTTTACAAATTGTAAGTGGTATTAGAGTGTTTGTTGCTAAAAACCCGAATGTTAATAGAAAAGCGTTTGGTTTTGCAAGTATTGACAGAACTTTTGAGAACGTGGACGGTTTTTCAAGCACGCAGAATACTAGTATAATCGGCGGTGCTATGATAGAATTAGTTTGAAAACCTTAAAGGGACGAATTAAGAGATGATGACAATAGAAATAGGCAATTCCAATTTAATTGATGCTTGGGCGTTTTCGGGTACGAAAAGTGAAGCAAGTTCTACAAAAAAGAACACAGGGTGGAGTCCGACAGAGAAGCCACCGAGTAGTGAGCAGAACTTTCTTCAAAACCAAGCGGACAAGAAGATCAACCATATTTTATTAAATGGTGTGCCTTTATGGAATGCGACGACTGCTTATGTGGTAGGTTCAGCGGTGAATCATTCAGGCAGATTGTACCTTGCATTAAATGGGACGACGAACAGTACGCCTAGTTTAGGGAATGCGAACTGGGTGGGAATACCTTTATTGAGCGATGTATTAGGTTCAAGCATTGGCGATATTAAGATGACGGCTTACGCTACGCCTGATGCAGGCTGGGCGTTGTGTAATGGACAGGCTTTGAGCCGTGCGACGTATAGTGTTTTGTTTGCAAAGATTGGGACGACTTACGGTGTAGGTGATGGAACGACGACCTTTAACTTACCACAGACTGAAAACCGTTTTATTCAGGGGGCTGGAACAGGTAGACCTGTAGGGACGGTACAGAATGAAACAGGAACAGTAAGTAGAGACGGCTGGGGTGCTGGGGATGCAACGGACGGTGGTGTAGCTGGGCGTTTAATTACATCTTCAGGACAGGGTGAGATTGGCGAGTTTTTAGAATCACTTAGAAAATCGGTAAGTGACGGTACGGTAACAAACATTAAGCCGACGAACATTGCGTTTCATTACATGATTAAAATTAGTTGAGGGAATTAAACAATGGCAGAAGCATACGAGAAAATTGGTAACTCAACACTTTTAAGAACATGGGGCAACAACCCACCAGTAGGCAATGTGGTTGTGCCACCTTCAACGCTATTTGAGACAGGCTGGGTAGGGGGGCAGGAGCCACCAGCCGAATGGATGAACTATGTCGATCAACAATTAGGTGAAAAAATTAACCATGTGTTACAAAACGGTGGTAGTAAGTGGAATAACACAACTGCTTATTTAGTGGGTAACGTGGTACAACATTCAAACAGTGTGTGGTTGTGCTTGGTGAATAACACGAACTCCGCCCCAACGGATGTAAACACAAACTGGAGTAAGGTTTTAACATTTGGCACATTGCCAGCATACCCTACGTTAAACAGCCTTTTACCGTCTCAAACAGGCAACAGTGGCAAGGTGCTAACGACCAACGGCACAAATGCGAGCTGGGGGAATGTACCTTTTGCAAGCGTCAACTTCGACGGCACAACGGCTTCAAACCTACCTAGTGGAGTCAACACACTAACCGCAACAAGGGCTTCAAACGTGGTAACACTGGTGGGTTCAGAAGCACACGGTCACATTGTAGGTCACAGAGTTTACATTGATTTTGCAAGTGGCATAACCGACGGCTGGTTTACAGTGGCTAGTGTTGTAAGCTCAACATCATTTACAGTAGCTTCCACTGGTGCGGATGTTGCAAGCCCTGTTAATGCTGTTTTACAACGCCGTTCAATCCGTAAGTCGACCAACGTGCAAAGTGTTATTTATGCTTCTCCAGGGATTTACGCTGTAAACTTTATTGCTTTTGCTTCTGATGCTAATTACAACCTTGCTGGAACACATAGCACACCAGGCGCCGCCCCTTGTGTGTTTATTGGACACTTTAATGGAGGAGGGACAACGGCTCCCACTACAGGTTATTTTCACTTTTCCGCCGATAGATTTGGTATTGGTGGAACAGATACTGTATACAACCACATCTCCGTATTCGCATAAGGAAACAATCATGCCATTTTTCATTTTCAATCAAAACGAGAAGCAACGAGCCGATTTTTACGAGTCTCAAATTACGGATGTTGAGATTCTTTGGCAAGGTGAAAGCCTAGAAGCCTTTGAAGCGGAAACAGGCTTTACAATCGCACAACTTGGAGGCTTTAAGCTTGACAACAAAAAAAAGCTAAAGTTTGACCAAGCGTTGAAAGATGCGTTTGATGCCCCAAGTGTGCCAGTTTTAACTTTGAACCAAAAACGCTTACAACTAGCGGAAAGCTTTAAAGCCTTACCCTTGGCTACACGAGTGGCGTTTCAAGCCGTAGCGGTAACGGTAGACAGTGCTTTGCGGTTAGAAGACGCTGAACTAGCTGTAGCAAACCTAGAAACCGCTAAAACGGTTGAAGGGGCAGACGTTGAATTATTACAAAGCATGATTGTTTTGATTCAAAGTTAGGGTATTTAAGTAAACTAGAAATGACAGAAAAAATATGTTAAAATAGGTAACAGGAATTAAGACGTGAAACAAATTGTTAGGGGTGGCAAATGACAATACTAGACGACACTCCAGCCAAATTAGATCTCATCATTTACCGTAATGACACCCAA